GTGTTTACCCTTGGGTGATGGTAGCAAGATTCGTGGTCAGCGCGCTAACGATATTATTGCAGATGAATTTGCGTCAATCCCTAGAGAGATTTTTGAAAACGTTGTTGCGGGTTTTGCAGCAGTTACTGCATCCCCAATCGAAAACGTGAAACGCATAGCTTCTCAAAAAAGAGCGATTGAGTTGGGAGAGTATAAAGAAGAAGAAGAAAAAGATATATCCATCGACTCCAACCAGATTATATTGTCTGGAACCGCTTATTATGAATTTAATCACTTTGCAGAGTATTGGAAGAAGTGGAAGTCTATAATACAAAGCCAAGGAAAGAAGAAGCGTCTAGAGGAAATCTTTGGGGGCGAGGTTCCAGACGGTTTTGACTGGAAACAGTATAGCATAATTAGAATCCCCTTTGAGCTTGTCCCGAAAGGGTTTATGGATGATGCTCAGGTTGCCAGATCTAAAGCTACCGTTCATGCTGGTATTTATGAGATGGAGTTTGGGGCTTGTTTTAGTAGTGATAGTCAAGGGTTCTTCAAGAGGTCTTTGATCGAGTCCTGTGTAGCTAGCAATGAAGCCGTAATATCTTTACCCAGCGGGGAAGTTTCATTTCAGGCTATGTTAAGAGGCAATCCCAACTGTCGTTATATTTATGGTGTTGATCCAGCGTCTGAAGTTGACAACTTTAGTATAGTCGTGTTGGAGATTCACTTAGACCACAGAAGAATTGTTCATTGCTGGACAACCAACAGAGAGCGTCATAAAGAGCAAGTTAAGATGGGTCTTGCCACAGAGATGGACTTTTATTCCTACTGCGCTAGGAAAATCAGAGATTTAATGAAGACGTTTCCGTGTGAGCGTATAGCTCTGGACGCACAAGGCGGTGGTATAGCTGTCATGGAGGCGTTGCATGATCCAGATAAGTTTCAGGGTGGTGAATTACCAATTTGGGAAATCATAGACGACAAGAAGGAAAAAGATACCGATGGTAATCCGGGCCTGCACATTTTAGAGATGTGTCAATGTGCCAAGGCGGATTGGCTTGGAGAAGCTAATCATGGAATGAGAAAAGATTTTGAAGACAAGGTCTTGCTATTTCCATTCTTTGACTCTGTCACTCTAGGCTTGGCTGAAGCCCAAGACAAACTTAAAGGACGTGGTTACGACTCTCTAGAAGACGCTGTTATGGAAATAGAGGAACTAAAAGACGAGTTGTCTATGATCATAATATCTCAAACCGCCGCCGGTAGAGACAAATGGGATACTCCAGAAGTGAAGCTTGCCGGTGGAAAGAAGAACAGGTTGAGAAAAGACCGCTACAGTTCTTTATTGATGGCTAATATGGCTGCAAGAACTATACACAGAACTCCCGAACAAGCCCCCTACAACAGTGTTGGAGACTTTGCCGGTATGTCTAAAAAGCTAAAAGGTCCAGATTTTATTGGGCCTGCTTGGTTTACCGAAGGGATGAAAGACGTTTACTAGAGATTTGGTGTATAATACAATAGTTTTGTAATCAAAATACAATGCAATTAGAGGCCCATCATGGCAGGCTCAGTACCAGACCACAAACCAGAACCCTCATTTGTAACTTGGGGTAACGATAAAGAAAAGGCAGAGATTTTTCTTTCCGTCGCGGATAACGTGGATGCATACGATGGTTTTCACAGTTCAAAAGCTTCCCATAGGTCTTTTCTAGATGTAGACGGTGATATTTCTGTAAGAACAGGGTATCAGAGAGACGACTACAACAGGTTCCGCTCTAGAGAATCTGTCCCCCGTAAGCAAAAGCGCGTTATTAGAATGTGCATGGATGCTTACGACAAGATCGGTATTATCAGAAACGTTATCGACCTTATGGGTGATTTTGCTACGCAGGGCATTACTCTTGTTCACCCCAATAAGAAGATTGAAAGATTTTACAAAAAATGGTTTGCAAAAGTTGGTGGTGCAGAAAGATCAGAAAGATTTCTTAACATTCTATATAGATGTGGAAATGTTGTTGTCCGACGCAGAACAGCAAAGCTAACAAAGAAACTTGAAAAGGATCTACAAAAATCTTCTGGTACAGATCTAGATCCAGAAATTATCAAGTATGCTAAAAGAGAAGTCCCGTGGAAATACGACTTCCTAAATCCCCTTACCGTGGAAATAATAGGTGGAGAGCTAGCTATATTTGCTGGCCAACCCCAGTTCGGTCTAAATATTTCCGCTAAGATTAAAAACCTGATTCAAAAGTCAAAGGGAGAGCATTCGGCTATTATTGATCAGCTACCTGCCGATTTGGTCTCCGCTGTAAGAAATGGCGAGAGCATAATCCCGCTAGATCCAACAAAAACCTTTGCGTATTACTACAAGAAGGACGACTGGCAGATGTGGTCTAACCCGATGATCTTGTCGGTACTAGATGACATCATGATGCTTGAAAAAATGAAGCTTGCGGATATGTCTGCTCTGGATGGGGCAATCTCTAATATCCGTCTGTGGAAACTTGGCGATCTAGACAACAAGATCCTTCCCACCAAAGCCGCTATCAATAAGCTAAGAAATATTCTAGCTAGTAATGTTGGTGGTGGTACTATGGATTTGGTTTGGGGTCCAGAACTAGACTTCAAGGAGTCTGCCACAGAGGTTCATAAATTCTTAGGGGCTGAAAAATACCAGCCAGTGTTGAATAGTATTTATGCCGGTCTGGGTATTCCGCCAACACTTACAGGAGCCTCTAACTCCTCTGGTGGTGGTTTTACGAACAACTTTGTCTCCCTTAAGACAATGATTGAAAGACTTGAGTACGGCAGGGAAATCTTGGCCAGTTTTTGGACCCAAGAAATTATCAAGGTTCAAAAAGCTATGGGCTTTAGATTTCCAGCCGAAATTCATTTTGAGAAGATGATCCTATCCGACGAATCCTCAGAAAAGAATCTGTTGATTCAACTAGCCGATAGAGATCTTATTAGTATTGAAACTCTACAAGAGCGATTTGGTGAAATTCCAGAAATCGAAAAGATCAGAATTAACCGCGAGGTTAGAGATAGGGAAAAAGAAAAAATGCCACAGAAAGCTAGCCCCTATCATAATCCGCAGCATAGGAACGATCTTGAGAAAATTGCTCTTGGCAAGGACATGATCGAAGCTCAAGATTTGGGTCTAGTTCCGTCCGAAGAGACTGGTAATCATCCGTTTGCTAATCCTAATGATAGACGAGATGCCAGTGTGATTGAGGAGAAAGGGGAAGAGAAGAAGGACAAGCAGGAAGAACGAGAGATGAAAAAGATGGAAGTAAAGAAGAATTCTCAAGCTCCGCAAGAGAAAGAATATGATCCGAAGGGTCGGCCTGAAGACGGTCGGCCAAAAAACTCAAAGGATCAAACCAAGCGTAAGCAGAAGAAGGTTTCACCCAGAACCGGTGGTGGTGATTTTACTAATATGCTGTTGTGGGCCAATGAGGCTCAGAAGAAAATTGCCGAAATAGTGAACCCTGCGCTTCTCTCTCACTATCAAAAGAAGAACGTCAGGAGCTTAAGCAAAGCTCAGATGGACGAGCTAGAATATATTAAGCTTTGTGTTTTGTGTAACACAGATCCAATGTCTGATATTAATGCTCACGGGGTTGTAAATATTTTGGACACACAGTTACCGGTTAGTGAAATTGTGCTTTCATCCCAGAAAGACCTCGTTTATAGGTTTGTAAAAGCTAATGATAGACAGCCCACTATTGAAGAAATGAGACAAATTCAATCCTCGGCATATGTATTAAGTGTCAGTTAGCGTTGTGAAGCTGAGACAAAACTTTGATTTCAACAGTTTTATGGTGTATAATTCTGTAGAGGTAAATTATGAATATGCGAATCTTCAAAGACGAAATAAAAGCTGGTCTAGAGGATCAGATTAGGTCCAATGCAACCATTGCTTATGCTTCTTTAGCCAACCCGCAAGAAATTACAGAGCTAGAGAAAGAAAAGTTCATTGCCCTGTCTGAGTCTAACGCGACAAGCAATCCCGATCAGATTGATTTATATTATCTCAATTCTGTTCTGGTTTCCACCGGTTGGAATAAAAACGACGACGTATTCGATATTAGAGAGACTTGGGCTGCTCGCTCCACACCGGAGGATAAGCAGTTCAACTTTATGCACAACGAAGAAGATATTATCGGACATATCACTGGTAATTGCGTTGTGTGTTCTGATGGCTCGGTTATTGCCGACGACACTCTAAAAGAAAGTATTCCAGACAGGTTTGATATTATTACTAGTGCGGTTATCTACAAGAGTTGGTCTGATGTTGAAAAACGAGAAAGAATCAACCAGATAATTGCTGAGATTGAAGAAAATAAATGGTTTGTTTCTATGGAGTGTTTGTTTAACGGGTTTGATTATGGTGTTGTTGGCCCAGATGGGAATCATAATACTATAGTCAGAAATGAAAGCTCTGCTTTTCTAACCAAACACCTAAGAGCATATGGAGGTGAAGGAGATTACGAAGGACACAAGATAGGCAGGTTGCTCAGAAATATATCTTTTTCTGGCAAGGGTCTTGTTAACAACCCCGCCAACCCTAATAGTATTATTCTAAGAGGGTCAGACCCATTTAAATCAACCCAAGCATGTATTATCGAAGAATCTAGTATAAGGGAGATTAGTCATATGTCTAACGACGCCATGTTGCAACAGCAGCTAGACGCTCTAAAGGCTGAACTGGATACGTCCAAGCAGCGTGAAGAAGTTCTAGAAGCGAAGCTAAAAGAACTAGACGAGAAGGCTATTACAGAGAGACTTGAAGCGATGAACACAGAGCTTCAAGCTAAGAACGAAGAGATTGCTGAGATGCTAGAAGCTCAAGAAGCCACTTTGGCTGAAAAGACTGAGCTTACTGAATCTTTGGAAAAAGTGAATGAAGAATTTGCTTCTATTCAAGCTGAGCTAGAAACCATCAGGGTTGAAGCTCATAAGGCTAAGAGACTTGCTGCTCTTATCGCTGCTGGCCTCGACGAAGAAGCCGCCGCAGAAAAGCTTGAGAAGTTCGCTGGTGCTGACGACGAACTGTTTGATGAAATCGTTGCTCTGATTTCTGTTCCAAGCGAAGAGACTGTTGAAGAAGAAGAAACTGAAGCTGAAGCTGAAGTAGACGTGGAAGCCGAAGAAGTAGCAGAAGCTGATGAAGATATTGCATCAGATGAAGCCGCTGATGAAGCCGACGCCGAAACTCTAGAAGATGCTGAAGAAGAAGTAGAAGCCAGCCTTACTGACGCTGGCGAGACCGAAGAGGTCGAAGAGGCTCGCACGTCCGCAAGCGATTGGCTGAGAAAGAATATTTTGAAGTCAACAGCTAGTATCGATAAGTAATCAATATTTAACTAGGAGTATATACAATGGCACTTAAAGCTGATCGTCACGAACTGCAAACCGATATCTCTTTCTTCATGAATGAAGTAGCTTCTAGAGGCGGTGTTGCCGTTTTTTCAACCGCTGGCTCAGGCGCAGCGATGGATAGTAAC